TACATGAAAGATTACTTTGAGCGTGGCATGATGAACATTGTTTCTATGGACACCTTGGATGAAATGAAGTGCATTGTCCGTGAGCAAGGGTTTATTGGAGCACCTGGGCGTAGTAAAGATGACCGTGTGATAGCTACTGCGTTAGCAGTGGCAGCGTATGCGGAGCAACTACAACCTAGACTCTTACAAATGAAGATTACTAGAGCCGTGTCCAAGTCACAGGAGACCATGACACCAGAAGAGATAACGGTGGGTAAGAATGTTTCTAATTACCTTAAATACATTGGCATCTATGGTGCTGAGAGAAAAGCAACTCTGGAGTGAACATGCAATTCAATAAGTTTGAAGAATACAGCCGTAAAGCCTTGTCAACGGTCTATAGCGAGCCTGAGACGCAGTTTCACAATACTTTGATACCCAAGGTAGTAGAACAGTTTTTCGTGCCTCTAAACCTTGATAAAGAATCTGCCATTCTAGACATTGGTTGTGGTCAAGGTAAGTTCATGGACATCATCAAGGAACAAGGTTACACCAACGTCACAGGTGTGACTCTGAGCTTAGAGGACTTGGCTGCTTGTGGTGAGAAGAGACACAGCACACTTAAATGCGAAATGTCAGACATCTGGCTAACAGATAGCACGGTAGACTTTATCTGGTGCAGACATTGCTTAGAACATTCTATCTATCCCCTCTTTACTCTCTACGAATTTCATAGATTACTGAGGAACGGTGGTCAGGTGTATGTAGAAGTACCAGCTCCTGACTGCGATAGAAAGCACGAATTCAACCCTAACCACTACAGCATCTTAGGTGCTCAAATGTGGGGTGCTCTTTTTCAGAAGGCAGGGTTTACGATTACCCAAGCCAACGAGCAGAACCTAGAATTGTTTGACAATGGTCAAAAGGCTACTGAAAAGAATTACATGTTTGTTATTCAAAAGCATGACTCCACTATCCAAAATTGAACTCAAGCGTCAAATTAAGAAGCTCCTTGCCGACAAGGACAGGGGTATCTCTATGCAACTCTTTGCTGACCTCTGCGGTATTCATGTCTCTCATCTTCTAGATGTCTTCAAGTACGAGACAGAGCCTCTGACAGAAATGGTTCAGTTGAGGGTCAACAAAGCGTATCACGAGTGGAAGACGGGAAGAGTGAGAGTGATGAAGAGACAGAACAACACAAGGTATGTGGACTACAGAAAGGAAGCTGTGAGTCCTATCATGCCGAGCACAAAGTTAACTTTTACCCACCAAGGGATAAAACTCAAGGTAGGTATGTCCAACCGTCACGACTACAGTGACACCGATTTAAACGAAAGAGGGTAACAAAATGGCAATTCTTAGAGACTACTACTGCGAAAACCACGGAATATTTGAGGCTTGGGAGGCTGAGTGCCCCATGAAGTTGTGCAAGGGCACTGTCTCTGTGGTGCACCTAAAACCTGTAGGCATGAAGTCTGCTAGAACAAAAAAAGCAGATGAAAGCTTAAAAGGGCTTGCACAAGATTTCAAAATGACGGATATTAAGGCAACCCGTGAAGGCGAACACCAGACTGGTTACCTGACTAGAAACAACAAGCTCAGTCAGAAAGAACTAGATTTTGCCAATGGAGCACTGGCTGAACAAGAACGGCACATGAAGGCTAACAATGAGCCACGCCCTGGGGACGCAGCCATGTGGGGGAACGCAGGGAACATTAGCATAAAATCTGTCATGGGTGGACAATTCAAACCCGTGAGAGATGAACAGGTCAGCATTATGCCCAATCAAGCCTCGCCTACTGGTAAACTTAGTGGTCCAGTGGCAGGGAATGGCACAATGAAAGACCCTGATAATTTACAGGTGAAAACATGAGAATACCGCACAACGATGTAGACAGAGAAATATTCTATTTGGAGTTGATCCAAAAATGCCTTGTCTCTCGTGAGTCAAGAAAAACAGACTATTCCAATCTACGGAGTTGGTATCTCTTTGGTAACAGTCCTTCTCAACCACCTGCACTGTACAACAAGATTCTCCCCCACCTTGACCAACTGACTTCCTTCTTGTACTCGGCTGAGACAACCAGATTCAGTATCAACACGGGGGCAGCCGTCCCTGACGGTGAGCAAGTCAAAGTACCAGCACTTACCCGTGCGCTCAATGATGAGTGGCTAAATAGCAACGCTGACCAAGTATTTTCTACAGCCACTACATGGGCACTGGTTTACAACTCTTCCTTTGTCAAACTGATTATGAAGAACGGTATCCACCCCTACATGGTAGAACCGCAGTGCATAGGAGTCTTGAGAGAGGACTCGCCCTACACAGACAGACAAGAAGCTTTAGTACAAACCTACTACATCACCAAGTCTGAACTCTATGACCGTCTCTACAGTCACCCAAGACGGGAATCTATCATCAAACAGCTATCCGCTAGTCAACATGAGCGTACAGAGGTAGCCAATGGTATGGAACGTATTCTTATGTCCCAGACAAATCCCCAGTTGTACGGTAACGTCAACCTAGATTTATCGGGTCAGAACCGCTACAAAGCAATGGTTTCAGAGGAAACAGTCGAGATGACAGAGCTTTGGGTGTGGAATGATGAGACTCTTGACTACCAATGCGTAACAAAAGCAGACCCAAATGTCATTATTTACGATAGACCAGGGGAGCAATTGTTCCTAAAAGGCGAATTACCCTTCGTTCAAATCACTCCAAACCCCCTTTATGACTACTATTGGGGGGCTTCAGAAGTCCAAAAGCTCCAATATTTACAGGAACTCAGGAACAATAGGATGACTGACATACTGGATTTGTTATCCAAACAGGTCAACCCCCCCACTGCTTTTATCGGTTTTACGGGCATTTCGGACGAAAAACTCTTTGCATTGAACCGTGCAGGGGGTTCTATCTCCAATGACATGCCAAATGCCAAGGTAGATAGGATGGCTCCGACCATGCCACCCGATTTATTCAATGAAATACGGGAAATAGACGCTATGTTTGAGGAAGCAAGCGGTATTGTGAATGTATTGCAAGGTAAAGGGGAAGCTGGTGTTCGTTCTAGCGGTCATGCCTCACAATTAGCCCGTCTAGGTTCATCAAGAGCTAAAAAGAGGGCGTTGATTGTTGAAGACAGCCTTGAGAAGCTTGCCACACTCTATTTGAAGTGTATGCAAGCCTATGACGATACGCATTTCACAGATATGGAAGGTAGAAAGTTTATTGCCGAACAATTTACCAAAGATTATGTGGTGAAAGTAGATGCTCACAGCAATTCACCCATCTTCATGGAAGACCAAAGACAGTTGGCATTTAATTTATTGAAAGCAGGGGCTATTGATAAAGAATCTTTGCTTGACTTGTTAGAGCCACCTATGAAACAATTATTGAAAGACCGATTGAAGAAGATGGAAGCCAAGCAAGCTCAGCAACAAGCTCAAGCTCCGCAAGGCAAGCCAGAGCCAAAAGGTAAACCAGATTTAAAACAGGTGGGATGATGGCAGCAGACACTCAGACACAACCTAAAGCTGACCAACCAAGGGTCAACACATCTTCTCTCAAGAGAGGCGAATCTATGCCTAGCTTGACATACAGAGAACCAAATGTTAAAACTATGTCTGGGGGTAGAACCCAACGGAACTACGCCCGAAAAGGACGTTCTTAATCAACTAAGGAGTACATTATGTACAAGATGGCTAAACGGGGCAGAAAAACAAGGAGATAATCCTTGGAACAGTTTCTTTTGCAAAGAAGAAAAGGGTGTGGCTTCCTTCCCTTAAAATAGGTCGCCTCCTCTCAACCTAGGAGTGACATCATGCGTAAAGCACGTAAAGGTCGTAAGTCACGTAAGTGATTTCTGTAGCGTTTTGGGAGTTTCGACACAAAAACTCCCACCTATTGACAAGTTGTTTGTAAATGGTTACAAACGACACAAAGGAGTTTTGTATGAGCGTACCGTCAGACAAGTTAATGGAATTGATGCGTGGACCTAAAAGTGGTAACGCACCTGCACCTATGCCTATGGCTCAACCTGGTGCAATGTCTGATGCTGAAACACCTCCAATGGCTTCACCCATGTCTACGCCTGAACCCAAGATGGGAAGCAAAGAGGCTGCGATGATTAACCTCGGCATGGCGATGGACTTACTCGAACAATCCTTACCTGCCCTTGGTTCTGAAACAGAAGAAGGTCAGAAAGCACTCGGTGCTATCCGTACATTGACTGGCATCCTCGGTCCACGGAAAAACAAAACAAACGAACT